TATCTGTACAAAGTCCTTGTCTTGTGCCTTTCGTATGCCTCTGCCAATTGATTGAATCACTCGGACAAAACTCTTGCCTGGCTCGAGTAGTATTAAATTAAAGATACGTGGTATGTTAATACCCACAGCCGCAACACCATATGTTGCAATAATAATTTTGTTCGTACCTTCTTTAATTTCATCGTATGCGTCTTTTCTATCTGCAAGTTTAACATCGCCTTTGACGAACACTGCCTCTGGAAGAAGACTTAATAATTTTTCACCTGCTGATATTCTATCAACAAGTATCAGTGTGTTACCTGATTCTGAAACTGTGCCTACTAACTTACCAATATATTCTAAACGACCTTCGTCTGTTGTTAGATATTTTAGTTCGCTTTGATAATCCCTGTGTACTTGTGTGTCAATCATTTGTAATACATTAACATGACACTTACTCAATACACCTTTGTCTTGTAATTCTTTTGCACTGATGTTACCAATGACAGGACCTAAACTTGCAAGAATACTTTGAAACTCAAATTGTTCCTTAGGTATTGTTCCTGTTAGTCCCCAACGTAACGGAGCATTCTTTAAATTTTGTGTTAGTAGTTTCTTAAGTACTTCTGCTTTTGCTTGGTGTACTTCGTCAATAATAATAGTTTTTACATCATCTAAAAACTCTGCAAGACTTAAAACACTTTGTCCATCTTTGTTACGTTTGTCAAGTATGTTTAAACTTTGCCAAGTACAAATAGTATGTGTTCTACCTAATTCTTTTCTATCACCAAAGTATACACCTACGTCTAATCCACAGTTAACATAGTCTTCTTCTGTTTGTGTAACAAGTGATTTGTTAGGAACAATAACTAACGTCCGACCAAGTTTCTCTGTAATGTGTGATAGACAAGCAGTAATAATAGTTTTACCTGCACCAGTTGCAACCTCTTGTAGTGCTTGTGGATTATCTAAGAAGTTGTTAATTGTTTCTACTTGATAGTCACGTAATACAATAGGTTCACCTTCTGCTGGATGTCCCTTAGGCCAACTCTTTGCCGCAAAATAGTTTTCATCGATCTTACTAAATTTTAAATTGTGTGTTTCTCTGTTGTCTGTAATTTCTGCAACTTCAACACCTTGTTCATTTAATACTTGCAGTACAACATCAAGATGATTAATGTAACCACTGCCGCCTAAGCCAAAGAATCCTACAGTTCCGTCCCAACGACCTAACTTGTATTGTGGCAAGTAACGTGCATACGGAACTTGAAACTTTAACTTATTCGCAATCTTTCTACGTACATCAACAGACAAGTTTTCAACTTTAAAGTTAACTTCATCGTGTATTACTATTCTACAACTGCTCATATAGTCTGCACTCCTGTTGTGTATGTTGTGTCACGGTGTCTTGTGTATGTTGATATCATACTGTCTTCTACTGTCCAAAATAATTTCAAATCAAATCTTTCTACGTACTCTCTTGCGTATGAGTGTGAACCTCTTGAGTCACCAAGTGATAGTACACATACTGGTTCCCAATTAGACTTTATAATAGGCTTTGTTATCTTCTTACGATTAGCAACGACAAGTCTTGTCTTACTGCTTATATTATTATTTAATCCCTTATCCCTGATGAATTGGTTAAATTCACCATTGGTCTTGTTGTCCAATCTAAACATAACGGATATTTCTTCGTTTGCTAAAAACCCGTTACATGCATTATAAATCATACTTAAATGATCAGATGCCACGTCAGGATCAATGAGCATAATACACGGAAACCTGTTTAGTTCATTTAACGATTCTAATACTTGATTCAATGTCCATTCTGTTGATCTAATAAACACTGAACTATTTTTTCTATCTAATAACTTGTGTGTCAACGTTGTAAGATCCTGGGGGAATGTAAAGTCTGGAAAACGATGTAGTCCGTACAAGTAACGTCTATCCCAAAGTTCAAGTAGTGACTCGTTAGGGTTATTATATCTTGCTGACAACTTTTCTGCTAAACTACTACTCATATTTTTAAATTCATTTTCATATATGCCTGGAATAATCTTATCTTTATTCATAGTAAATTCTACAAGTTCATTATAATATAATTGTACGTCTGTGTCAACATCAAACTGTTCTTTAAATTTATTTGCAATAGTTACAACTTTATAAACATTCTGTTCAGTTGCCAAAAAGTTGTGCGTATGTTTTTCATAGAAGTATTCATCTTTACTTAGATCATTATTTTTAAGATCGTTAAGGTGTTCAATAACTTGATTACTAAAAGGAAATCTAATGCTTACAAAGGTACCGTTTGAAGTTGGTGTAAACTTAACCCAATGACTTTTGTCTACATTTCTATAAGGCTCTCTAATTTGATCAACGTGTTTAGTGATATCAATACCTTGTTCTGTAAACTGTTCAGTGTAATACTCAAGCAGTAATTTCTTAACAAGTGCATGTTGCTTTTGTGTTAGTGCAGAACCTTTGAACACTTGATGTCCAATACTGTTTAATACTTTTGAGTTGTCAACATGTAATTGAAAGCATTTATCTTTCCAATGCTTACCCGGCAGGACTGTTAATCCTACAAGTGCTTCTAATAAATCTTCAATTTTGTAATCGTGGTTCATTTGTGATTCCTAAACTTATAATAGCATTATACAGTATTATAATTCAGAAGTCAAGTGTTTTATTGGGATTCCTTGAGATATTTCCGGCACACTCCATTCTGTGTATGCCAAATTGTTGAGCCACTGTGTTCTATCATGCAGTTTAGGATCGTTTATATTTTGTAAATCTTTTATACTAACGTCCCATGCAAGGCTACTTGGTCCAGTGTATACAGGTATGCCAGCCATCACTGCTTGAGTTGCAGGATTACTTGACCAATTTACTACAGCATATACATCATCAAATTCTAAATCAAAATCATCATATGTGCCTGGTATTTGTTTTGGTATTATGGTTCTAACGCCCGGAATGTTAATTTTACAACGTGGGTGTGGTCGGATAATTATTTCTTTGTCCGTATATGCTCGTATGTCGTTTACCATGTTACCTACCCATTGATTGATAGTAGGCATGTTAGTCCATTGTTCGCTTTTATCATGCTGAGTACAAATTACAATCTTACTGCCGTCAGTGTTCCATGGTTTAAGTTCAAGTCCAAACTGTGTAGCACGGTCAGAATTATTATTGCCTTTAGGAAATGTAGCATCTTTGTTAATACCATTAATGCCTACCTTCCATGTAGTGCCTCTAAACAATGCACCTACTTCAAGTACAATAACTTTTTTATTTTGTTTTATAAATGTGTCCCACACGTTTTTGTTTGCTGACATTCTACCATGCCATAGTACACTCCATATAACAGCAACATCGGCATTGATGTCATTGTACACAACTTCGTGTCCCAGATGTGCTACACCATTAGCAAATGCTTCAAAGACAGGCTTTGAATTTAATGCACCATTGTGTGTAAACAAACCAAACTTCACTTGGCATCTTTCCAGTATTCTTCTTTGCGTACTTTAAATAAATCTTGTAGTTTACTTTTACCTACATTTTTACGAGCACCTTTAAGATGATCAAAGTATGCACCAAGTTCTGTATTAATCAAAGGATGTCCTTCACCTTTAACAAGATGTCCACTTAGGTCTGTAATGTTAGGATGTTGTACTCTAATCTTCTTTAGTACTTCATCGAATACATAACTGTCGTGCCATTCTTCCATTGTAAAGATACCATTGTCAGCGTCTTCATACACACGTTCAAATTCTTTGAGAAAATCAATAGCACCTTGTTGATTAATATACAAACCATAAAATCCACACTCAGGCCATTTCTTGCCACGTCCTAAATACGCTAACCAGTTTTGTTCTGGAAAGAAACTTACAAGTTTGTCTTGTGTGATTGGACTATGACAAACAGTATCGCCGTCAATCCATATTACTAAATCGTATTGTGTTTGTGTACAAGCATCATACACTGCATACACTTTGTTTGCAAACCTAATAGCGTCCCACTTAAACTTCTTGTGCCAGTCGCGTGGTCGTCTTGCTTTAATATCTGGAGGACATATTCCGTTTGCTTTATCTACACTTCCCCATTTTTCTTTGAATGCATTTAATTTTGGTAATACTTGCTTTGCATCAACTATTTGAATTCTATCTGGTTGTGGATTGGTAGGTGTGCAATCTTCTGTGTAAACAACTAAATCAATCTGCTTGTCTACGTTTTGTGCAAACGTATCTATAAAACGTTGTCCGTATAACTCCAGACCTTCTTGATGGAATGTTGTTATTGCTAATACTTTCATTGTATATACTTCCTCATGTGTTTCCAGCAACTACCATCTTTAAGTTCTTCAAGTGTCCAATGACATTGTGCAAGTTTCTCAAGCCATGGTCCTCTATCAAATTCTTCTGGTTGTGATAGATATTTAAAATTGTAGTTAGCAACATCTTTTGCTTGACTACGTCCCGGGTCTGTTAAGAAAATAGGAACACCTTGAATAGCGGCAATGATAGTTGGACTACTATTATGTCCAACACATATTCTTGCTCCTTGTAAATCATCAAATATAGATTTACTATGACTAACGCTAACATTTAGATCTCGTATCTGTGGCTCATACGTATCTTTGTGCTTGTCACCTGGATGAAATCTTACAATAATAGGAGCATCTATATGTTCTCTAATACGTTCAACTGTTTGTCGTAACCATTGTAATACATTTTGTCCCTGCATACTCCAACCGTTATTACGTTGGCAACAAACTAAAATATGTCCACTGTTTTGTATTCTCCAAGGCTTAACTTCTATCTTTAATTGGTTTTTCATTTTCTGCCAACGCACTTTGTCAACATGTTCTGGGGCGTTACAGTACTCGCCTGTGTTGGCAAATATACCATCATAACTGTAGCGGAGATATGTGTTACTGTTGTTTTTATCAAATGCAAGAAACAAATTACTGTCAACAATAATACAACGCTTTCCACGTTTTAATTGATTGTCATAAACCTGTCTACGTAATTTTAAGTGTGGTGTTTGTTTACTGTTAGCATGTACAAAGCCTTGTATCACTGCAACGTCTGTGTCTATAGGATGATAAGAGTCGACAATTAATCCTCTATCTCCTACAAGATTTACACCTTGAATAAAATTTTTAAGTAGTGCTGGTTTTTCTGGATTTGAATTCCCAGGCGGAATTACTTTCATGTATGATGCAACTGTTAACACAGATTAAACTCCTCTACAATATCTAATGCCCTGCCGTTACGCAGTTCTGTTGTCGTGTAGTTACAATATGCTAACCAATTTTGCCACTGTAAAACTTTTTCTTCGTCTGGATAATAAGGACTTTCTACTTCAGCAATCGTCTTTGTACATAACTCATCAGCCGCACCTGGAGCAAGTGCTACCGCAGGAACTCCTGTACTAATTGCTTCGGTTGCCGCAATACTATTGTATGTTACAACACAATGTATATTGTCATTCACAAGTTGCATAGGTACACTAAAGTCACCTACACGTTCTCTACGTAACCCTTTATCTCTAATAATAATTTCTCTATCAGTATATTTTTTAATCTCTGATAATGTTTCTTCTACCCAAGTATCTCTATCAATGTTATAAAAGTTACAAGGCTTTGCTGATGGAGTAACAACAAGAATAGGGCCGTCAGCTCTGCGCCAACCTCTAAATCTAATACTACTCATTGACAGTGGTATCTGCTTAAATCTATCATCTGGAAGATCGTAGCGTGGCTTCATATGTTGCACGTTGTTCTTAACTACACGATGAAAATCTTTACGCTTATGTAGATTGCCCATATACCCTGTATCAATATAAAAATAATCACGGTTTTGTTTTTCTGCTACTTGTATAACCTTACGTTCAGTCATACCCCTAATAACAAGAGGAGTGTCTGAGGAATCGTTTAAAAGAACTTTATGTCCTGTGGGTTCTATAACAGAAAAAGATTCTGTTAGACATTTAACAATTTCATCAGTAGTATCTGTTACAAAACATTTTGGTCTTTTATTCAGCATCATATCTATTTCTTAATTTCCTTCGTTTACTTACGTAGTGGTAATATTGTTCTTTATTATAGTTATTGTAGTAACCTTTCTTTTCTAACTCGATACTGGCATCATCAAGTTTTGTAATCTTTTGTATGAATATCATTGTCCATTCATCATGAAATCCTAAAAGCCAAATGTCTTTGCCACGCTTGTTCAACATAAAATTTAAGCCTTCAATAGTTCCTTCAAGATAGTCTAAGCCAAATGGATTGTGTACAGAATACACAATAACAACGTCTTTAGTTCCGTCAAACTTTTCTATCTCTTGCGTAACTGTATCTAAAAAATCTTTATGGTCTGATTCTACAAATGATATTTTATCATTTACAAAAGTTGCTTTTGCGTATGGACATGGAGATAGATTATTAAACTGTTCACTCACATTTGATAACTGACCGAATGCCCAGTCTTTAATTTTTTCCTGTATCGTCATTTGTGTACATCATATCTGTTAGATATTTTTTCCAAACATCACCATAGTCGCAGTGTCTGTAATTTTCAAACCAAGGACCGCCTTCTGTGTAGTGTAATGCTCTTGGGGTTCCGTCTTCAGGTTCTTGGTACCAGTCAACAAGCCAGTTCCATTCGTGACTGATTTGTCCTACTTCTTCGTCCTTGAGCCAACTAAATCTGTGAAAGTATTTTCCATCGTAGTTAGGATTGTTTACACTGTCAATTGTTACTGCTTGATTACTTGGGTGTCCACAATTCCATAACACAACACTTGACCAGTTCTTACGTGGGTATTGTGTTTGTACTTGTCCGTCCATCTTTGTTCCAGGCTTGGGTGTATAATCGTGTTGGGCACACATAACAGCATACTTGTCGTCTGCAAGATCAAATAAGTTTTTTACATTTTCTGTAAACACAATGTCGCTATCAATAAACAATGCCCAGCCATTGTAATTCATTAAGTGTGGGATAAGGAAACGTGTAAATGTAAATTCTGTTGAAGCAAGTTTGTCTTCACCTCTCCAATACAACTTGTCATTCCTTAACTCGTTTTGCTTTAAAGGAATTACTTCTGCTGTTGGGCATAGTGATTCAATGCTGTGCTTACATACTTGGTAAGCAATGTCTTCTCTGGTATCGTATCCTACAAAAATTTTCATTCTTCTTTTCTTTCTATATCTTGTTCAATACAATGTTCGCCAAACTGTACCTCAAGTATATGGCAATATTCTTGTGTGTTGTTAATACCCTTGTGCCATACATTTTGATTTATCGTATAAGAACGATTTGTATCTACTGTTACTTTTTCGTCTCTGTTGTTATAGTTAGTCTGAATAACACAGGTACCTTTTAACACATACCAGTTTTCTGATCTATGTCTATGTCTTTGCATTGACAGACTCTTACCAGGCTCGATAACAAGTTCTTTAACTTTATAACCTGGTTTGTTGTCAAGTACTCTATACCAACCCCAACTACGAACTGTTTTAGGATTTTTATATTCTTCTAAAATCCAACTACTTGAATTTATTTTGTCTGTACCACCTACCCCATATGCAAATTCTATTTTGTCACCATATGTAGCATACTCAGGTACGTTGCCATCAACCCTATCGCCGCCGTTAGCAAATACATACTCACCTGTAGTAGTAGCCATTAGTTTGAATATTGCTCCACATGCTGTACCATCGCTGTCATCAAAACTTAATACGCTGTCAACGCATTCAAGTTCGCTTATGATAGCAAGGCGTTCTGCAAATGGCATAAAGGGTTGACCTTTCTTTTCTGTCAACCACTCATCGCTGTTTAGTCCAACTACCAGTTTGTCACCAAGTTTCCTTGCCGCTTTAAAGTACGCTAAATGACCTGAGTGTAGTGGATCAAAGCCACCTGTAACTAATACATACTTCATAGTTGTATTTAATTTAGTGCCAGATAACTTTGTTTAATCGTGGTTGCTCAATAAGTAATTGCATGGACACTTTAAATTTATTTGTAAACAGCATCAGTAGAGTTACATTTTCAAAGCACAAAGACGTCAAAAAATTATTTGATAGAATTGTTGAAGATTACCAAAAGCAAACCAATAATACAAATATACAACATATTAATACTTGGCAGAGCAAGGATAACTTTCATACTAATAATGCGTTCAAACACATCAGCGAAAGTGAAGATGTTAAGACATTTGTTAAAGAGATTTCTGAGAAGTTTGAAGTTAAACAAGGACAACACATTGCTATTACCAGAGCATACGTTCAAACAGTAATGCCGGGCGGGTGCCTAACTAAGACTAAAAAGACAGATAGTTTCTATTCAGGCATGTACTTTGTAACCAGTGATCCAAAAAGTGGTGGACTTGTAGTAGACAATCCTGTAAGCGAATACTACTTTAGTAAAATTCCAGTAGAGAATAAAAATGCATATAACAGTTGGCAAACATTCTTGCCAATGCCAGAAGGAGAAATGTATTTTATTCCAGGCTATCTTGACCTAAGTACAACTCCTAATATAAGCGAGAAGCCGTTAGACATTATTACTTTCGATCTCGAAATAATCAAAAAATGACCGACGAACAAGTATTAGAACTAATCAAGAACTCAAATCAAAATAAGTTCAGTAATGTTCTATTGCTACCGTTAGGAGATTCTACATTAGATACACATATAGAACAATGGTTATTGGAACGTGTAAACGTGGTTAAAATGCCTGTATATACCCCTGAATCATTAGAGTATGCTGTTGCTCGTGTAGACTATGCTTTGTGTACTGTAGACGCTTTAAAATGCGTCTTAGACGCCAGTATACCTATGTTTATCAACATACATACTAATGAGATTGACATAGTAAATAAGGATAACAGATTTGTATTTGATCCGTTTAGAAATGAACCAAAAGTAGAAATTGATTATACAAGTGTGTTAGAATTAGCAACCAAATGTCTAAAAAATGATTTAGATAAACATTGGATACCATACTATGAAGTGTAGTGCATTTTGGAACCATACTAATATACGAAGTGGCAATAGAGTCTATCCCTGTTGTCGATTCAAACGCTCTATTGATACATTTGATGGAGATGTTGATAACGTATTACACAGCGATGCATACAAGGACTTACGTGAGCAAAGTGCCAAAGGCGAGTTTATCAAAGGTTGTGAAAAGTGTTTCTATGAAGAAAAGATAGGACACAAAAGTTTACGTGAGGAGTTCAACGAGAAATACACAATGGACAAAGTTGAACTAAAGTTTCTTGAAATTGGTTTTGATAACTTGTGTAATTTAACTTGTGATGGTTGTAATTCAGAATTCAGTACAAGTTGGATTGTAAAAGAAAAAGAAATTTATGGTGCACCGAAACACAAGTTGATGGAAATTGATGAGGTTACAAATGTACCAGAGGCACTTGAAAAGATATTGTTTCTTGGAGGCGAACCGTTAATTACTAACAGACATTTGAAACTGTTACGTCAAGTAAAAAACAAAAACAAAGTTGAAGTCATATACAATACTAACGGAACGTTTATACCCAACGATGAAGTTGTTGAAGAACTACAGCATTATAAGAAAGTAACTTTTATATTAAGTATTGACGGTATAGGTGAACTTGGAGAACGTGTACGTAGCGGAACTAAATGGCCTGATGTAGTTAAGTTTATTGACTGGGTGTACAATAACATGTACGTATTAGAATTTAATTCTGTACTACACAAAAACAATCACATGGGGCTAAAGGACTTACACGACTTCTGTACAAGATTCGAAGCACGTTGGTATATTAACGTGTTAACATATCCATTTGATTTAGACATTAAAGAACTTGATTTAAACGCAAAGAATCAAATTATTAATAATGCAAAAGAATTAAATTTACCTAATAAAGATTTTATTATTAATCATTTACAAAAGAATTAATCTTGTGTAGCAATTCAACTGGTTGCTTTTCTTTAAACAATCGTAGATAATGTTCTCTGTTGTAATCAAGAACAGGAGTTAAACTATTATACAAGTCACGTACTTCGTGAATGTTTAATTCATTTAATTTTTTAACTTGTTCCATTGCACTGTCTAATCTAAGAGATGCGTCTTTAATACTATCATAACGTTCGTCAATAATTTCATTAAACGTCATAAAACCCATATCACGTAATAATTTAAGTGTATCTTTAAGACCAACAATAATAAACGGATGTTTGTATAAAAAACATTTTAGAACTTTTTCTGTAAATGCTTGTCTATCCTGATCGTAAAAATCACCTTCAGTAATAATACTAAAATAACTTTCACTGTAATATGTGTCTGCACTTGGTAAACTTCTTGACATTGATTTGTATGTAACTTCATTTAAATCTAATTCAATAGGCAAGTTTTCTTTTAATGTTTGTACAACGCTATCTTGAAGTTGTACATTGTGTAAACTAACATCAAGGTATTTTCTATGTTCTTGTTGTTGTAAATTTCCTTCGAGTACATGTTTGTAGTTGCCAAGTGGACAACTTAAAAATGTGTGATCTGCAATACCATTTTGTAACAAATAGTTTGTAACTAATAGCCTATGCAACCGTTCTTGTCTGTTTAAACATAAAAACTTTTTCTTACGTAAATTACTATTGCCATTCCAGTCTTTGTTAAGATGATTACGTATGTCAATGCCGTCATACCTATCTAAGTGTACTTGTACATTAAAGTAAATTTTATTAGGTGTGTTTAACAACTTATTGTTTGTTAATATTACCCAATCTATAATATACGGATTATCTAATACTGTTTGTTTTACTAATGCAAGAAATGCATCGTCTGTAAGTCCTTCGTATGAGTCATCTATAACAAGAAAGGTTGGTATTTTATACGTTTTAAAAAAGTTAGTAAATGTTTCAAATGTGTAATCATTGTCTCCTACATATTCAAAGAATACTACAAGTTTATCTTGGTCCTCGAGTACTTTATCATTATGTCCTTCAAAATCAATAATACCCTTGAAGTTCTCAATAAACGTACCGAGACTTCTGGAGTTACTGTCCATAGTAATTAAAGGTATTTTTTTCATATCAATTTTACATTCTTAACCACTGCTTCGTCTTGTGGTTTTAGTTTTGGATTAGCAGGACACATTGCACAAATACCGTGTGGCTTGAAAATATTTTTGACAAATTCTTCAAGTTCACTTTCTTGTACATCAATGTTAAGTCCTTGGTAATCTACATATGGTTTCCAATCAACATCATCAAGTTGTTGTGCTTTGCCTAAGTATGTACGTACCATACTAATAGGCGGACACTTGTATAACTGTCCTTTGTATATTATAGGATATATGTTTACACCACATGCTTTATAACTTGCTTCAGGGTCTTTGTCAGTCCATGGTTTTAGTTTGCCGTTGATTGTTTGCCTATAATCATACCAGCCACCTACTGTAGGATCAGTAACTTCTACTTCAACATCGTCTTGCTTGTGTGCAATATTACTAACCATACTCCAGTTGCCTTTGCTGTAAAAAGCATTCCATAAATTAGTTTCAATAAGTTCTCTAACCTTAGGATTTTTATTATGTAAACTACAACTAATTTTTGCTCTGCCTATTTTCTTAAGGACCTTTAGTATATCCGGACGCTTGGGTAACAAGAATCCGTTAGTATAAACTTCAATGACTGCATGATCAAATATGCGTCTTGCTTCTTTTAGTATATCGTATATGCGTGGATGTAATAACGGTTCACCACCAATGATAGTAACATGGTCCGGGTCAAGACGTTTGCCCCATGCTTCCATATTACTAACAATGTTATCAAATGATTCTACAAAAGGTAAGTTGTGATCAATGAACCTATCGCAACCTGGACATGCCAGATCACAACTTGTCGTGATCATGTATTCAAGATTTGGTATATGATAACCGCGTTTACTCAAAGTAACTTTCCAATGTGCCTTTACGTTTCGTATCTAAAGTAACACAATGGAAACCACCACTCAATGTACGTGCTTGACGCATTGGTAATGCTATTGATTCAATTCCCCATTTATCTAATTCTTTACGCAATGGTTCTTGATTCTCGTCACAAATTACAAGTTTCTCATTAACACTCATAAAGTTCAGACCAATATACTTACTGCATGGCGAAACGTTGTTCGGCAAGTTAGTACCAATATCATGTACCTTATCACCTGGGAAGAAAATCTTATCCCAGTCTTTAAAGATAGGTGGGTACCAGTCTTTGTTAATTCTATCTCCGTTAAACAACACAAGTCCAGGACGTAAAGGAATTACAGTACTGTCAAAATGTGAATAACTATAAAACTTTTCAGCAAGATGAATTTTATATCCTAATGGTTCTAATATAGTTTTTAACCATTGTCCACCAAGCAATGTACCTGAGTTACTAACTTGATATAATAAGTCTTTACCAAGACGCACAACATTAGGTGCATCAAATACAATCTCATTATTTTTAAGAGTAGGAATACTTAGGTCTTCAAGTTGATAAATGTCATCAAGTAGTTTTGGGCGAGGCGCACTAATCCATTGTGAACCGCCAGCCATTGCTTCGTATAAAAATTCTCTGTATGCTGTAGTTTCGTATTGTCTTGCTCTCATTGCACCCGGACAATCAATAATAACATTGTTAAGTGGCAATAATAAATCTCGTGGACAGTATGTGTACCAGCCTGTAGTTTTCCAATCTGGAGATCCAAATTCTACGCTGTGATCAATTGATTCAGGTCGTCTAACTTTAACTCCAAGGTTAGTTAAAAGTTTAGCAAGACCGTCAAGATCTTCATTTGCTTCGTCAATTACCCACTTAGGACTTGGTCCTTCTAAGTCTTTGATGTGTTCGTATTTGCAATCTGCAAAGCCAAAACTATGTGTTGATTTATCTACTGTTGGTATTCTTGCGTGGTCCGCAATACCTACAAAACATTCTTCTAATGGATCCCAGTCGTTGTGACTGCTTACTACTGTCATATTAATCTCCTTGGTTAGTAGTCATATTTAAATGCCTAACCTAAGATTTAGTGCCAGAAGTGGTTTGGTTTATCCGCCTGCGAAAACGTTAGGACTGCCAGCCGCTACACTTGTGCAACCTGATATAGCATCGCCGATTCTGCCTGTGCCTACGCTATTTGTGAATACTGTTGTTGATCCTACTGCTATTGGTGCAGAGTGTGATGGACAAGGTACACCCGGAAGTAAGTGCCCTGTGTTGTCGTCGCCCTGTCTTGAAACAGGAATGTTGTTAGCAAATACATTACCAGAGCCTACTGCCCGTGTCATTCCGCTACAGTGAGCAACGTCCGCATCACCTATTCTTGTTACTGCTGGCATATGATTTCTCCCTCTTTATTAATTCTTGTAACTTTGTGTTCCAAGATTCTATTTCCTTATGTTGTTCATCAGAGTGTGGTGGCTCTGGAACTTCTGGTGCAAACTTAATTATATGATCAAACTCGTTTGGTATAGAATCAAACTCTGTGTATGTTTCTAATTTACCGTCTGTCTTAATTACAAATTCATTTGCCATTAACTATGTCACCAATTAATTCGCTAATACAAACTCTGTTTAACTGACTGCCTCTGTTGTAATCTTTCCACTTATCGTCTCCGATTCCAAACATAATACAGTCTGTTGGTAACAAGTTTTTATCTTCAATTGCTTGGTTGTAAGCACTTGTATATTGTTGCCAATTCCAATCAACTGAAAACTTTTGTATCAGGCTATATGCAATACTTATGTCAATTCTGTTATTCATTTCTACTGAGTTAAACACATCAATACCGTCATCAGTGTCTATACGTTCGCAACGTACTCCTACACGTAAAAACTCAGCACCATAAAATGCTTTACTAATACTAAACGTAATAGTTTGTATACATTTCCATTGTGCTAAATCTACGTTAATATTTTTTGTACAAGGGTAATATGCAAAGTCAAGTAGCACAGGAATTTCTAAAGTATTACATTGGTCTAAGTAGTACTCCATGTCAACATGCTGTTTACCATGGTCGCTAAAAGGTACACTTATGATTAATACGTCATCATGATCAAGTGGTTCGTCTTCAATGTATTCCCAATCACAACCATGTTTCAAACATGCACTGTGATACATAAATTCGCCTCTGAAAAATCTAAAGCGTCTTGTTTTGTGTCTAAAATAAAAGTGATCAAATGCTTGTACAGTTCCACAAACTAACTTTTGACTTGGAAATAAATCAAGACCTGATAATGTATTGTTACCACTTGCACTAATCCAATCCATAAATGCTTTAGTAAATGTTGATGGTAATTCTTCATTATATAAATCACTTACAGGGTTAAGTCCTGTAATAAACTTCTTAATTGCATTATCTGTTACAGGTTTAGCGCCTCTTAAATTCATTCTTTACTCCAGTTACTTGCATTGTGTACTTAGGCGACATTCCACTATTAGAACTTAGATGTGGTTCATTTTTTTCGATAATAACAGCATCTCCACGTTTCCAATTTGTAATAGGAGTCTTGTTTATTTCAAAGTAATGTCCACTTTGCCAATCCTCAAGGAATATATTAACACGGATACACCCATCAGGGTGAACATTGTTATGCTTGGCAAACATGTAAAATGTATCAACATGTTCTGGTAAAACTTGTCCTGGTGCTTGTTGCATTAATGCTATTGTGCATCTATCAAACAACGTCTTACTAAAGTTTATAAAATTATAAGTTTCAGGAAATGCTTGTTTGTATTTTGTATTCTCTGCTGTGTAACCTGCAAGATGATATTTTTTATTTTGTGATTCAAAAGCAGTTGCTCTACCTTCATCAGTTACATTGTCTTTGTTTTCCCAAAGAACATTCTTATATGGTAGGTCGGGTATGTCTAATCTTATTTGGTCCATGGCTTATCGTAAGGTACCTTTTCTTTATCATCAAACCAGTACAGGCTTCTGTGTGGTGGGTGTTTATCATCATGTTTAGCATTACTAACATAATAAAACAAACGTAATGCTTTTCTACTTGTATTTTTTGGATTTGTCATTGGATCTGGATATCCGTGAAATGCAAAGTTATCATAACTCCATATAACAGCATTACCATTACCAACAGGAACTTTACTGTGTACAGTTTGTCTTTCTCTATCATAGAACTGTAACTGTCCGCCCCATTCTTCTTTCCAATCATCATTAAGATATATTACTAAACTTAACATACGATGCAATCGTATTTGCTCGTTCCAATTGAAATCACAGTGTACTTTTAAACTATCACCTGTTAGTGACTTTACATATCCTGCACCAATTAAGTGAGGATCAGGTATGAGGTCAACAGTATCAGTAACTTCTTGTAACCATTTAATAAATGTAGAACTGTGTAGTGCATCAATAACTGCATCTTGTACAGGCGTTTTTGTAACGTCATTATACTCGTACATACACGAACCTGCTCGTGTAAAATGTTTACAATCTTCAAGTGGAACATTGTCTAACTCTTTAGCCATTGCACTAACAATATGCTTAGGAACAAAATCCTCAAGTGTTAGTAAACTATAACTTGGATGACTACGATATGTCTTTTGTAATTCGTATGGGTCAGTGAAGTTTTCTATAATATGTTTAACAAGTTGTTGTTTCATTTTTTAACTAATTCAAAACCTTTTCTGTCTATTCCTAATTCTGCAATATAGATATCAACGTACTTGTTAATTACTTCATTAATTCTTTCTTCAGTTGCGATGTCTTTTTTAATCATAAACCCTGTCCACGAAGTTGCAGTTTTTAGCAAATACTCGTCATGTGTTTCGTACAACTTGGGTTCAAGTTTGTCATAACCATATTCTTCAGGTTTTTCTGCATCATGAAATATCATAACATCAGTTACACCTGTTAAACAATCAACTGTTGATTTTCTACAAGAAGCAAAGCCGTCTGTAAAAATTAAACTTGACTTGTATGGCATTATTTCTATTTCAGTTGCAAGTGATTGATAGTAATTGTCAATAGCACTTTTCTGTGATTCGTTAAGTTGGCTTGGTAAAATTTTAATGCTTTCAATACCAAGTGGAGCAATATCGTGATGTCTAAATTCACTCTTGCTTGTAATACCGTCTGCATTTTCTTTCTTAACTAAGTCTAACCAACCTTGTTCGCTTTCAACATGAATAATCTTTTGTGCAGGAAATTTAACAAATAAAGGTGTTGAATAACGTCCTACTCCTAATTCAAGTATTAGTTCGGGGTTAATTAATTCAACCATTGCTCTAACTACTGGTTGGTGTGTGCTCCATCTATAATGGAAGTTTTTTCCGAATTTCTTTGCACTTTTAATTCTCATTGTTTCTCTCTACAGTATACACTTCTTTTACATTTGCAAAACTTTTGATCGAAGGTGTAATCAAAGGCTTTGATTTATTATTCTTCTTTACTTCTTTACGTGTTTGCCCAATTAACTCCATACTTGGCGTTACAAAAAACACTACATCAACATCTGGATAATATTCCAAACCTCTGTAATCAAAAAGCACAAACTTGTCAATATTATTTAAGTCCGCTACATCAATTCTTGTGTTTTCTTGGCCCTTAATAGGATCAAGTAGCAAGTCGTCTACAAGAGTAAACTTATGTTCTAACTGTTGTAAATGCTTTCTAATATAAGTTTTTCCTGAAAATGATTTTCCTACTACTGCAATTTTATCATATTTGCTATTAACAATAGCCTGTATAGCATCGTCAATCTTCATCTTTTCTCTTGTACATCTAAAGAAAGGCCTGCTTACAGGTGTGTTACCCATATATTTGATTTCTGTGAAGTCTGTATATTCAACAAGATTTTGCATATACTTGTTGTATGTTTGTTTACCATGCCCTTCAAAATACATAACTTTGTTAGTTTTGCGACATGCTTTGCTTAAAATTCCGTATCTATTTTCAAGTTCAATAGTATCAATAACTGCAAGAAACATAACAACATCAAAGTTGTCTATGCTTGTCCAAAGAAAATTACTGTCTAAATCATCTACAACAAATTGTACATTTTCAATATCTAATTGATCTTTAATTTGATTTGCATTGTTTACTGCATTAGCATCATATTCAATACCCATAACATTTTTTGCACCCCAAGTCGATGCTTGAAAACTCATCTGTCCCATGTTGCACCCTAAGTCAACTACAGTAGCATCTTTGAAATCGTCTGGATCATAGTAAGCAATTCTACTGTTAAGATCACGTTTACCTTTAATACCCAACTGTGGTATTTCATGATAGTCATCAAACCAATTATCTCTTTTTACTAAATTTTTATTTTTTTTGCTCACTCTTTGCTCCTAAATGCTGTGTTAAACTTTCTGAGTTTATGTTTATACCAATAGAGTAGAATGGGTGTAGTCGTGCCACTGGTACATTTGTTGATGATAGTTCTAATAACTTAGACCCAATTTGTTGATCAGCCGCTACAACATAACCGTGTTCAGCAACAAAGTCTAACAATTTTTGTGCGGCTTCTGGTTTAATAATGTAACTCCAAGCACCTCTAAAATAATTACCTACATACTTTAGAGTACGTTTACCTTTTGCATGTATGTTATGATATGGTCCTACTACAATATCTTCTTTCATGCTTTGTTCAACTGCGTTATTGTATGCACCACTGTAAGGATCATACTGATCTAATTTACATACGTGCTTAAATTTTGTAAGTATATCTTCTGGCAATGGTCTAATAAAGTATCCGTCGTGTTCAAGAATAAGATAAGGTGTATTACTTTCAACACATTCTTTCCATAGTCCGTAATGACTTAGAAAGCAACCAAGCACTCCTAAACGTCCTTTTTTAACTTTGCTTATAGATGTAATACCGTACTTTGCACAGGCAATGTTAAAGTCATTGCCGTTGACAGCATTGAACTGTTCTACTTTAATTCCAAACTTGTTTGCTTGTGCAACACACTCAGCGGCCATTTGTACACTGTGAGCGTTGTCCTGTAAACATATAATCTTTGCTTTATAATCCATTTGCTACCTGATAATTAAATGTTACTTCCCATGCAGTTCCATTTTCATATTCTTCTCTACTAAATTGACTGTGTGCAATATGTTCAAGCATAGGTGTTCTATCAAATCCAAACTGTCCTTGCCAATGTTCAACTGCACTTTGTCCTAATACTTCAATTGGTTTGCCTAAACACAATGCTTCAACAACTGCCATACTATGATACGTAATAACCTTTTTAGCCTTATGCATCATTGGTATTATTTCAGCAAACCTGTGTCTACGTTTACCTGTCTTCTCTCTTATTACTAATGGCACATCTAAATTTTGATAATGTGCAATAGTTTGTTCACGCCATTCGTCGTAATCTTGTCCTAAGTATTTAAAGATATTAGTGTTACGTGGCATCACTAATAGGTTGTACTCACCCTTGTCATTCCAATCTTGATAACGATCGTCTAATTCAAGTGTGTGTATTCTACTTTTTTTAATAGGTCCTGGTTTAGTGTTTTGTAGGGAATTATAACTAATACGATAATACATAGGGCGTTTGTAATTCCAATTGCCTATATAACCGTTATCTAAATGGAAGAAATTTAATTCTTTGTTGTTTTGTAATGCATCAAATACCCAATCGCAAAATGGGTGACTAAATGTTAAAATTCTATCTTGTTCGATTTGATCTTTTGATTCAATAATTTTTGTGTCAAAGTTATCAATAAGGTATGGAAATAATTGTCCGCGTAATTCAAGTGATCTTTTTGGAATTTGAAACTTGGGTTTAAATTGTTGCATCTTCCATACCAGCCACTCTTAACTTAACAATATTAGTAATTTGCCATTGCTTCTGGTCTAAGCCTTTAGTAATGCCTAACCATTTGTTACGCATTAATGCAAATTCGTTAATAATCTTTTCCATATCAACTACATCTGCTTCACCGTCAACATACTTTTCACAGTCCCTACTGCTTAATGATCGTTGATAATTTTCAAGATACTTCTTAAAAAATGTGCTACGTAATCTGCGTAGTTCTATATTAAGATATTCTAAAATTGCTTCAAGTTCTTGTAACTGATTGAAACGTTGTTCGACAAGGCCGGGCATCTCTGCCGCGGCCTTCTCAAGACTTCCGAAAATACGGATCTCTTTTTTTGCCTGTAATAACTGATCGTTATAATAATCTAACGCCTCAGGTATTTTACTAATATCTTTTGATATTTGGCTATACCACATGTTTAATCCCAATCGTCATCGTCCGCAGTCAACTCATCATCAATATCAAGATAATAATTAATTGCCGCATCAAGATGATCATCAGTACCTAAAGATTCTTTTAATTGGTCATCACCTACACCATAATCAGCAAGTAAATCAACAAACCTTTCGGCTAATGTTTCTACTTGTTTTTTATCTGTATGCTCTTTAAAAAGATTCCAGGTGTCTACGATTTGTGAACTATCCATACTCATATAATTTATTCCTCTGTGACTGTTTCGGTTGCTTCTGGAATTTCTTCCTCTTCAGTTGTAATTACCTCATCGGATACTTCACTGAACTCCATCATGACTCTGTCAAGTAATGGACCACCTGCTTCCCATGCCTTACGATATTCCTTAACTTCTTCTCCGTGTTTAGAATCGAATCTAAGTCTATTACCGTCTTTCTTTAGCATGTTCTTTTTCTCAAACAAATCAACAAGACCACTATATGGGTTCATACCTGTTTCGTATGGGATTTTAACTTGTACACCTTCGAACGGTTTTGCATAACGAGTTTTCATTACTTTACAACCTGCTCTAATACCACGTACTTCGCTAATTTTATTACCATCTGCGTCTTCTTTCAGTTTCAATTTTTTCATTGCAACTACAATTGAAGATGCATAGATAAAGCCTTGTCCACCTGATATCTTATCATCAGGGTCAAACATATCTTGCGATGCGTATGTGTGGTTAGTACATACAAGTCCTACATTATGCGAACCAATCATGTTAACAGTGTTACGTACAAGTGATGTAAGTGCCTTAGGTTTTCTACCCATGTCACCTTTCATATCACCCTTGTTAAACTGATCAACATCTGTTGGTGTTAGTAACATACCTAAACTGTCAACTACAAACATTACTTTAGGACGTTCTGCATCGTCCATTGCTTTATAGTCAATCATAAACGTACTAATAGTTTTAGCAACGTCATCAATCATACTCATGTTAAGTTTAAGTAGTTTATCTTCGCTGGTATCTACATCAAGTGCTTGTAACCAAGTTTCATCAAGTGCGTTCTCACTGTCAATTAGTACAACAAAGATACCTTGATCTTGTGCCGCCTTTACAATGTTACCTGCACAGATATATGATTTACCTGCTCCTGATTCTCCTGCAAATACAGTTACCTTACCTAATGGAACGCCTTTATGAAAGTCGCCACTAATAAGATAGTTAAGGGCATAGTTTCCTGTACTAATCCAATCCGTAGGGTCATTAAAACCACTACTCATGCCTGTGATCGATTTAGTCAAGTTTTTACGAAACTTGGAAACGTCAAATGCTTTATTAGCCATAGTATCTCCTTATTCAGATTATTGTGAAGGGCCACAAGGACCCCTCACTATAAAGCCGTATTAGTTTTGACGTGAACGGATCATTGCTAAAATGTCTTCCGCACTATTGTCTTTTGCTGGTTCAGCCACTGGTGCCGCCGCAGTTGCTTCTACTACTGGAGCAGTTGCTACTGGTTCCGCCACTGGAGCCGCTACTGGTGCAGTTGGTGCACTCTGACTTACAGCAGTTGCACTTGCACTTGCCGCCTTAGTCGGATCACCTGTTCTTGCCTGCATTCCCGCTGGACGGAAATACTGACCAAACTTTTCTGCATCATATGCTTCACCATCTACAGATGCTTGGAACATTTCTTGCATTACTTTAACCTCAACCTCTGAAGGCTTCTTAGGTAAAAAGTCTGACAAGTTGTACAAGCCATTCTTCTCAACTGCCGCAGTTTCAATATCAGTTAATGGACGATCTCTACGTGCCCAATTTGATGTTGAATAGTCTGCATAACCACCTTTAGAAGTTTTGATAATTCTAAAGTCTACACCTGCTGTGTAATCAGTTGGAAGTTCTTCCATATCTGGATCCATCAACGCACTTTTAATAAGTTGAAAAATCTGTGGACCAATAATAAAACGTCTGATTGGATTTTCAGGAGTACCATCTTCTGTTAGTCCGTTTTCGGTTACAAAGCCTTGGAATACGTATGAACGCTTTTTCCAATACTTACGACCCATATCTTCTAAAGTAGGATCTTTAAACCAACCTCGAACTTCGTTTAAGATTGCACATGACTCGCCGTACATTTCCATACATGGAATTTGTACTTGTACTGGACGTGAGTCTGTTTCGCCTTTGATACCTGCGAAAGGTAGTTTGATCATCAAACGCTCTTTCCAAAAGAAAGTGTTTGTGTCATCCATATCTGGAAGAAAACGTACAGTAGATTGTTCGCCTTCCTTTAAATTCCAAAATGGGTAAATTGCGTTGTCGCCGCCGCTTTTTGAACCACCGCTTGTGCGTGATTCTTGCTCTTTAAGTTTAGCTCTTATTTCTGCTAATGTTGCCATTGTTGCCTCCTATATATGCCTTTGGCTGTTTTAAGTTGTATTGCCTTGATTGTGCAGTACAGTTACTATAATACACAAACTTACTTATAAAGTCAAGTGAAACTTTGTCAAAAAAGTGACTTAGCCGTCCAAACCTGCTAAATGTTTAATTCTTTCCATCTCTGGATCCTGATTAGTAACTAATCCTTTCATGATCAGTGCCGCCGGTGCAAGTGATTGCTCTCCGTACTTTTTCTCACATGATGTAAGAACTGCTGTTTCACCTTTTGGAAAAGCGTTAGTTGTATAATCAAAATGTCCTTTAATGAATTCGTCTAATTCAAGTTCTTTCT